ATAAGAAGTAGGTTTGTTTTGCGTACCCAAGCGCCAGCCTTGTCCACGGTCAGCATATCTTTAAGGACGTACTCCTGCCACGGCAATAGGGGTATGCGAGAGCGAGCTTTAGAGAACCCGCCTAAGTCTTTTGGGTTCTACGAATACTCAGCACCACAGTATTGCAAGGTAACAGATCGTTACGGCTGGGCTCAGGCTAACCCTGCGCTCGGATATACCATTACAGAGGAAGCCCTTGAAGAAGCTGTTGCAACATCTCCTATCGAAAACACCCGCACGGAACTCCTTTGCCAATGGATTGATTCTCTATCTTCTCCTTGGACTCATGGCAGTCTGGAAGAATGTAGTGACTCAGAGTTGGCACTTACAGTCGGCGCTTACTCGGTATTCGCCTTCGATGTGTCTCCAAGTCGCCGCAATGCGTCTCTGGTTATTGGCCAGATTCTCCCAGATGGTCGCATTGGAGTTGGCGTTGCGCAAACGTGGGAGTCTCAGGTATCAGTAGATGAACTCAAGATTGCTGCTGATATCAAAGGTTGGGCAGACCAGTATCGCCCTCGCTCTATTGGCTATGATCGGTACGCCACTCAGTCGATTGCCGAGAGACTCGCAAACGCAGGACAAGTAATTCAGGACATCTCTGGCGCTCAGTTCTACCAAGCCTGTACTGACCTTAAGGATGCACTCGATAACAAGCGCCTAGTCCATAACGGCTCTGAGGTCTGGGTGCAGAATATGAACAACTGCGCGGCTAAAACTAATGACTCATCATGGCGCATAATTAAACGCAAAAGCGCCGGTGATATCTCTGCCGCTATTGCTACCGCTATGGTAGTCACGACATTATTGAAACCTCAGCAAAGCGCAGGAATCTTCTTCGAGTAGTGTATAATTGGTCTCTATGGGTATTCTTTCGCGTAAGCCACAGGTCATGGAAGCGCAGGTCGCTCCACAGATTATGGGCGATGCCTTCTATGCCTCTAATTACTATTTAAGTCCAGCAGTCAGCCGCCACGCAGCTATGAGCGTTCCAGCCGTCAAGCGTTGCCGCGATTTGCTTTGCACTATTGGATCAATTCCGCTTGAGTATAAAAAGAAGTCAACAGGAGAAGAAGTTGCAGCTCCTCGATGGGTCCATCAACTATCTAAGTCTCAACCTCAGTTCGTCACCATCAGTTACTTGGTAGACAGTCTCCTATTTTTCGGGCAAGCGTTTCTAGAAATTACCGAGACTTATGCAGAGGACAATCGCGGCGCTACTTTTGAGTGGGTCGCTAATACTCGCGTTACAACAGAAGTTGACCCATACGGTCAGTACGTCACAGGTTATTCAGTCGATGGTAAGCCACGTCCTATGTCTGGACTTGGTTCACTCGTTACATTCCAAGCATTTAACGAAGGCGTACTTACTACAGGCGCTCGCACTATTCAGTCAGCAATTGATATTCAGAAGGCGGCAGCAATCGCCGCTCAAACACCAATGGCAACAACGGTTATTAAGAACTCAGGCGCAGACCTTCCAGCGGCAGAAGTTCAAGGACTCCTTGCAGCTTGGAAGTCAGCCCGTCAGTCACGATCTACTGCATATTTAACTTCTACTCTTGATGCGCAGAATATTGGCTTTAGCCCTAAAGATATGATGTATAACGAGGCTATCCAAAACCTCGCTACAGAGATTAGCCGCCTTTGCGGAATCCCAAGTTATTATCTCTCAGCAGATCAGAACACTTCAATGACTTACGCCAACGTTATCGATGAGCGTAAGCAATTGGTAGCCCTAGCGTTCCAGCCGTACATATCCGCAATCGAGCAGCGCTTGAGCATGGACGATATCTCTACGGCTGGACACTATGTAAAGTTTGACCTCGATTCAACCTTTCTTCGCGTTGAACCTATGGAGCGTTTACTCGTTCTAGAAAAAATGCTTTCCCTTGGCTTGATTACTACAGAACAAGCAATGGAAATGGAAGATCTAACACCTAACGGAAGCGATGACTAATGGAACATCTAATTATCGAAGCCTCATCTATTGAATGCTCAGAAGAACGCCGCGAAATCTCAGGCAAGATTGTGCCAATGGGAACAGGCGAAGTAGGGCATACCAACCTCGGCTCGGTCGTATTCGAGGCAGGGGCAATTGACGTTTCAGATATCTCTAAGATTAAGTTGCTAAGCCAGCACGATATGAAGAAGCCAGTAGGTCGTATGACCGCTGCTGAAGTTCGTGAAGATGGCATCTACGCAACCTTTAAGTTGAGCCGTAGCCAAGCCGGTGCAGATAGCCTCATCATGGCATCTGAAGGATTGGTTTCAGGCTTGAGCATTGGGGCAGAAATCATTAAGTCAAAGCCATCACGCGATGGTCACATGGTCGTATCAGCGGCTAAGTTAAAAGAAGTTTCTCTAGTTACAGAGCCAGCCTTCAAGTCTGCTCAGGTTCTAGAGATCGCAGCAGAGGAAGTAGAACTACCTGCTGAACCAACCCAACCAACAGAAAGCGAGACAGTAGCCGTGGAAAACACACCTACAGTTGAAGCAACACCCGTAGAGGCTGCGGCAGTCGAAGCCTCTGCACCAGTAGTAAAGGCGATGCACTACACCGCCCCACGTATCAACCTCTCAAACGAAGCATTCCTTGAGAACTCAATCCGCGCACAGTTTGGTGACGAGTCAGCTCGTCAGTACCTCGCTGCTGCATCAGACACAGACACAACAGACGTAGCAGGACTTGTTCCAACTCGTCAACTTACTGAAATCATCAACAACAAGTCAACTGCTGGTCGCCCATCAATCGATGCGATTTCAACAGGCACACTTCCAGATGCTGGTTTCAAGTTCCAGATTCCTCGCGTTAAGTCAGTTCCTACTGTCGCAGAGACAGCAGAGAAGGCAGCGTTTTCAGATACACAGGTTGAGATTGAATACCTCGATGTAGATGTGAAGAAGTATGCAGGAATGCAGTTGTTCGATGTAGAAGTTCTTGATCGTACTTCTCCAGCATTTTTCGCAGAACTTCAGTCACTCATGGCTGATGCTTATGCAAAGGCTACAAACGTTGCAGTACGCACAGCAATTCAGGCTGGCGCAACTGCTGATGGAACTGCAATCACACTTCCTTGGGATGGCGCAGAAATGGCTGGCTTTATTGCTCGCGCATCTGACTCTATCTACACAAATACACTCCGTTTTGCATCAGGCGTAATTGTCTCACCAACACAATGGAGCAACATCATGGGCATGGTTGATTCTTCAAACCGCCCTCTCTTTATCGCTTCACAGCCACAGAACGCAGCGGGTAACGTTTCACAGTCACTTCGCGGATCACTCCTCGGACTCGACTTGTACGTTGACTACTCACTCACAGGTGCAGCAGACGGTTCAATCGTTGTTGTTAACCGTGAGTCATTCACATGGTATGAGAGCCCTCGCTTGCAGCTACGCGCCGACAAGGTTGGCACAGGTCAGGTCGAGGTTGGCTACTACGGCTACGGCGCAATTGCAACTAAGGTTCCATCAGCTGGTGGAGCGTTTAAGTTCAATCTTGCGTAATCAGTAACACCCATTAGAACGGCGGCGGGGGCTTGCCCTTAGCCCTCGCCGCTCTTAATGAAAGGAAAGAAATGTCTCTATGCACAGTTGCCGAGCTTAAAGCCGCACTTGGCGTAGGTTCGTTATACCAAGATTCTACATTGCAGGAAGTATGCGATGCTGCGGATAACGTTCTCATTCCTTTCATTTGGGCTAATACAGAGTTCAACGTAGGGCATAGCAACACCGCCACAACTGGCACTCTTTACTTTGATCATAATATTTATGAGACTTATTACGTCGGTCAGACTGTAACAATCTCAGGCAACGGCACAAAGCACAATGGTTCTAAGACCATTACCGCCGTAGATAATCATTCAATTACTTATGCGATTACTGGGAACAATAACACCGTCACCCCATATCACCCAGTAAACCCAGTAGGCACAGTCGCAGCAGATACCTACCTAGACCCTGCCGCCATCCCTAGCATCCAGTTGGCAGCCCTTATGATTGCTGAGTCAATCTGGCAGTCAAGGCAGTCCAATAGCGGGAACGGAATGAGTCCAGATGGCTCAATGGGTTCTTTCTATGCAATGTCCTCTCAGCTTCTAAGCCGCGTTAGAGGGCTTATTGCGCCTTACCTAGACCCAAGGTCAATGGTGGGCTAATGACCGCTATAACAAACCTTAGAACGGCTATAGCGACTGCCCTAGTGGATAACAGTCTCTACCAAGTATTCTCATTCCCACCAGCAAGTCCTATCCCTAATAGCGTGATAGTGACTCCTGACGATCCATACATCACTCCAACCAATAATGACTACACCTCGATTGCACCTTTGGCTAACTTTAAGTTGAGCATCATCGTGCCGCTTCTCGATAACCATGGCAACCTTGCTGGTATCGAAGCCGATGTAGTCCGAGTGTTCCAACTGCTCGAAGCATCTAGCATTGTATTTAACGTGGGAACAGTTAGCGCCCCTAGCGTTATCTCAGTACCTTCAGGCGATTTACTGACTTGCGATATTGCAATCAGTACCCTAACGGAATGGAGCTAATCGATGGACGATTGGACAAAGGAGCAAGCCGACTTTCTAATCAAAATCGGTCAACTTCCACCAGCAGCAACACCAGCACCAAAACCAACTACAAAGAAAGACGAGGAATAAGCCGTGGCAGTATTCTTAAACAATGGAGTAGTTCTTACTGTTAACTCGGTAGACCTCTCAGATCATGTAACCGCAGTAACTATCAACCGCACATTCGATGAGCTTGAAGTAACTGCAATGGGTGACGGCGGTCACAAGTTCGTAAAGGGCTTGGAAGCATCATCTATCACAATCGACTTCCTCAACGATACTGCTACAGGTGAAGTCCTACAGACTCTCCAAGCAGCATGGGGAACTAACGTCACAGTAACAGTTAAGCAGACTTCTGCAGCTACATCTGCGACTAACCCACTTTACACAATGACCGCATTGGTCAACAACACAACAGACATTGCAGGAAGCGTTGCAGACCTCGGTATGCAGAGCGTAACTTGGAACGTCTCAGGTACAATTGCAGTAACAACAGCGTAATAAGGAGATAAGGGCAATGGCAAAGATAAAAGTCACAAGGGCAGACAATTCAGTACAGGAATTTGAGATAACCCCAGTTATTGAGTATTCCTTCGAACAACATTTCAAAAAAGGTTTTCACAAATGCCTTATTGAAGATCAGATGCAGAGTTCGGTGTACTGGCTTTGCTGGGAAGCAATCCGTCGCTCAGGTGAAACCGTACCGCCATTTGGCGAAAAGTTCCTTGAGAGCATTAAAGGGGTAGAGGTCTTAGAGTCTGACCCTTTAGGCTAGACCGGAACTCCGTTACTTATACGGCAGCACGTCTATCGTATGAGTACGGAGTCCCGTTCGAGTCAATAGTGAACCTAACACCTATGGCGTTCAAGGCTCATATACAAGTTCTACACGATCTAGCGAAGGAGCGACAAGATGCCAGCAAGCGTATCAAACGTGGTCGCACTTCGTAAGGGATTAAAGAAACTTGCACCAGAGATAGCAGTAGAAACTCAGAAAGAGATATCTGGACTTCTGCGCTCCGTTACCAATAAAGCACGTGGCTTTGTACCTAGTGAAGCGCCTCTATCTGGCTGGGGCAACAAGGTAGGTATCTGGGCTAATCGTGCGTATGACTCTGGCGAGATTAGACGAGGTATTACTTACTCTACTGCCCCTAGCCGACCTAACAGAAAAGGCTTTAGGTCTATGGCTGCTATTTACAATAAGTCAGCCGCTGGTGCTATCTATGAGACTGCAGGACGTAAGAACCCAATGGGTCAGCCATCACAGGCTTCTACCCGTGGCAAGTTCTCAAGCTACGTTGATACCTCAAACAAGGTTAACAAGTCTGCCAACCCTAATGCTGGTAAGCAGTTTATTGACTCAATGGGTGAGATGTATAAGTCAACCCGCCAAGAAGGTCAGCGTGGGCGCGTAAGTCGCAAGATGAATGGTCGCCTTATCTTTAGAGCATGGGGCGAAGATCAGGGCAAGACTAATGCCCTAGTAGTTAAGGCAATTGAAAAGAGCTTGAATAACGTAGTGCAGTTAACTAAGAAGGCGGCATAATGGCAAATACAGATTTAGCGGTAAGAATTGCCACCACTCTCGATTCTACTGGAATTAAGAAAGCCGATACCGCTATTGGCAAGTTTGAGAAGAACGTCAAGTCACTTGGTAAAACTCTGGGCATTGCCCTATCAGGTGCGGCGATTACTGCTTACGGTAAAGCAGCAGTCAAAGCATTTGCGGCAGATGAGGCAGCGGTTCAACGCTTAGCCACCGCAGTAGACAACCTTGGACTTTCCTACTTCAAGACAGATATAGAAGATTTCATAGCCAAAACAGAACAAAGCGCTGGCATCCTCGACGATAAGTTACGTCCAGCATTTCAAGCCCTATTGACCACTACTGGATCACTTACCAAGTCACAGAAGCTACTCAACGATGCCATCACAATTAGCCGCGCATCTGGCGTTGACCTAGCCACAGTCTCACAGGACTTGGCTAACGGCTATGTAGGCATTACCCGTGGGCTTCGTAAGTACAACACAGGACTCACACAGACAGAACTTAAAACTAAATCATTCGCGGAAATCTTGGGCGTTCTTCTCACCAAGTCAGCGGGCGCGGCTGAGACTTACTTAGGCACAACGGCTTACCAGATGGATGTCTTAACTGTAGCCTCTGAGAACGCTAAAGAGACTATTGGTAAAGGGTTGGTTGATGCCTTCGCCCTATTAGGCGGCGGCTCTACTACAACAGATGCCGCTAAGAATATTGACAAGATTGCTAAGGCGATTGCAGGAGTGGCAACCGCTATGGGTGCAGTCGCTGGCTTTGGCGTTAATGTTTTTAGAGGTTTAGATTACCTTACTTCTCTTGGTGGCTTACTGGGTACAAACGGCAGACTATTCAATGGTGGCAATCAAGGCACTGGCACTTACCCTGTAAAGGGCAATAATGCCGTCACTGGTTACCAGATGACTCCAGAACAAAAGGCAGCAGCGGCGGCGGCTAAAGCAGCAGAAGCAGCGGCAGCAGCTCGAGCCAAGGAATTGGCGGCTTTTTTAAAAAAGCAAGCAGCATTGCAAAAGGCTGTAACTGCAGAGCAGAAGAAGCAGAACTCTCTCAAGAAGTCTGCTGGTATCTTCGACATGGAACAAATTCAGATCATAGCTGCGATGAAGGGCAAGTTAACTGAGGATGAGAAGTTACGCCTACAACTACAGTTAGCCATTCTTCAAGGCAACGATAAAGTAGCTGCAGACCTAGCAACTAAATTAGCGGAATCTCAATATAAAACAGAAAACCTTGCAGTCCTTCTTGCTGGTCTACCAAAAGCAATTAACCCATTCGCTGATTGGATTACTAACCTCGATGAGGTAGAAGCCCGCCTTCGCCGTATCGCTATGTATCCAGCACCCACCGCTCCAACTGGCAACGTGCCTAGTACCCCATTCCCAGACCCAAGCGCCAGCCAGCCTGAGATTGACCGAGAGCGTGGTCGCTTCTACGGTTCAAGCAATGTAGGCGGAACTGTAGTTGTACAGATTGACGGACGAGCGATTGCCAATGCAGTATTAGACCAGTCAATGAGTGCCGGTCAGGTTGCTTACTTAGATCGTAGAACAGGCGGATTCGGGTAATGTCTTTACCAGCACAGATAGCCGTCTCCTTCGACTTCTCTAGTGGTGCTACCTTCGGCTACCCATTTACTATTGGCGATGCTAAGAATGGCGTTATTGGCGTATCTCAGATGTTCAACTCCGTCGTGCCTGAGCCAATCATCGACCTCACCCCTGACGTTCGGCAGATTACTATCACCCGTGGGCGCAACCTACAACGTGACCAGTACGAGGCTGGTACTGCCGTTGTACGCGTTTTAGACCCTAACTCATACTTTAACCCTCAGAACACCGCATCGCCTTACTACGGCTATCTAGTGCCTCTACGCAAGATTCGTATCTCAGCTACAACAGGTACTACTCAGAAGTTCTTATTCTCAGGCTATACAACAGAATACCGATATACCTACGATCAGGCAGAGCAGATGGGTTACGTAGATATTTATGTAGCAGATGCCTTCCGCCTATACCAACTCTCACAGGTCACAACCGTTACAGGGGCAACCGCTGGACAGGACACAGGCACACGCATTGGCAAGATTCTAGATGCGCTTAACTTCCCTACCTCTATGCGTACTTTGGCTACTGGCAACTCTCTATGCCAAGCAGACCCCGGCACTAACCGCACCGCCCTTGCAGCATTGAAAAACGCAGAATTCAGTGAGCAGGGAAGTTTCTATATCGACGGAAGTGGCAACGCCATCTTCAAGAACCGCAACACAGTAGTCTCATCAATCTCAGGCACTCCTATCGAGTTCAATCAGACAACAGGCATCCCTTACCGTAACTTGGTATTTGCCTTCGATGATAAGCTCATTATCAATCAGGCAAGCATGACCCGCGTAGGTGGCAGCCTACAGTTCGCAGAGAACACCGCTAGCGCCATCCGATACTTCCCTCATGCCTATAATCAGACAGACCTAGTAATTGATACAGATGCTAATGCCCTCAATATTGCCCGCACCTATGTGGCGACAAGAGCAGAGACAACCATCCGCATCGATGCCATGACGGTTGACCTACTAGATCCAGCAGTACCAACCGACACTATGATTGGCTTGGATTACTTCTCCAACTGCCGTATTACCAACATCCAGCCTGATGGCTCGGAGATTGTGAAAACCCTGCAAGTCCAAGGACTCAACTGGAATATCACACCAAATGCAATGCAAGTAACCGTAACAACACTAGAACCTATAGTCGATGGGTTCGTAATCGGAAGCGCAGAACGCGGTATAATTGGCGTGTCTGCAATGACCTACTAGGAGATATAAACAATGGCAGCAGGATTAGGCTACATCGAGTTCGCAACGGGAGACGTTCTTACCGCTGCAAACGCTAATGGTTACTTGGCATCTCAGGTAGTTATGGTATTTGCCAGCGCATCAGCCCGCACAAGCGCAATTGCAAGCCCCCAAGAAGGTATGATTTCTTATCTCAAAGATACGAATTCTACAGAATATTACTCAGGTTCAGCTTGGGTAGCCATCGGCGGCGGTGGGGGTTCTTCTGACTTCGTACGCATTTCAACAACATCATTCTCTGGATCATCAGCAGTCAATCTAAATGATGTATTTTCTACAACATACAAGAATTATATGGTTGTATTGAATATCACTTCTGCTTCAGGAACGGGCAATTTACAGTCTCGGCTTAGAGTCTCGGGAGCAGATAACACAACTTCCAACTATTACTCAGTCTATGATTACATTTTGGCTTCCGGCGCAACCGCTGGCTCTACCAAAAAATCAGCAGCAACTGAATGGCAATTTACCTTTATTAGCGATGCTCAAACTGCAATCCCATTTACGGTTAGCAATCCATTCGAGTCAACTCAGACATTCGTAGCAGCACCGGATTTCTTTGCTGGCGATGGATATAAAATCAATGCAGGTGGCTGGTTCAGCGCGGCTACAAGTTTTACAGGAATGTCCTTTTTCCCAACAACAGGAACAATTACAGGCGAAGTATCAGTCTACGGATTAAAGAGAGCATAATGAAAATTACAGAATACTTTCATGAGACAGGCGAAACAATTGAGCGCGATGCTACACAAGAAGAAATCGCTCAACACGAAATAGATAAAGCTGCACACGATGAAGCCGTTACGAATGAGCAACTTCGAGCCGAACAAAAGGCAGGATTACTTGCTCGCCTAGGTATTACCGCTGAGGAAGCGGAGTTACTCCTTGCCTAAGCCAATTCTCTGTAAGGCTGGTCAACAGTTAAGGGAGCAGTTCGATGATACCTTCCCTGATCGTGATAGACGTTCCGATGGGTGGATTGGCGACACACGCCATTCAGCGCGCCCTAGTGACCACAACCCTGATAAGGCAACAGGGATGGTTAGAGCAATCGATGTGGATAGAGATGTCTCTGGTTCTTCCAAGCCCGACCTCATGCCCGATATTGCGGATCAGATTCGACTCGCAGCCAAGGCAGGAGACCGTCGTATTGCCTATCTTATATTCTCAAACAGAATTGCTTCGCCTCGCATGGGCTGGCGTTGGAGAGCTTATAAAGGATCTAACCCGCATAATCACCATCTCCATATCAGCTTCACTAAGGCTGGCGATGCAGATGGCTCATTCTTTAATATCCCGCTACTAGGAGGCACACTATGAACATGAAGAACCCTATCGTAATGAGCATTGGTGCATTCCTTGCAGTCTGGGGAACTACATCTAACTTCGCTCTCGATTACCGCGCCATCCTTGGCTCTGTAGTAGCGGGAGTGTTCGGATATGCGAGCCCTAAAAAATGACAGAGAATGAGTTCGTGCAGCTTTACTTCGCTAGCCTTGCAATCATTGGTGGGCTATCAGGTTTCGTAATCACTCACCTATTGGCAGAGATTAAGAGACTCCATTCGCGTGTCGATGAGATTTATAACATACTCCTAGAGAGATAATTCAACTATGGCAAGGAAGAAGCAAGTCATAGACCTAGGCACATATAGTGCTATGGATGCGTGGGCTATTGCCCTCAATGAATGGTACAAGTCGCTTAGACGTGCTGGCTTCTCTACAGACTTAGCTCTCGGTATTATCTTGGAGAAAGATTCTTTCCCTGACTGGATACTTCCGAAGCTCCCAAACAAAATCGACCCGATGCCATACGAGGACGATGACGAGGACTAATGAAGAAGATCGTAATCCTGTCGGACTTGCAAGTACCTTTCGAGGACGTGCATGTAGTCCAGAACGTAGCACGATTCCTCAAGACCTTTAAGCCAGACCAGACCGTTACCATCGGTGACGAGATTGACTTCCAGACCATAAGCAAGTGGAGCGAGGGCACACCTCTAGCTTACGAGCAGAGCCTTAGCGATGACCGAGATAGGTGCGTAGACCTTCTCTGGGACTTGGGCGTCAGCGATTGCATAAGATCGAACCATACGGATCGTCTCTATTACACCATT